TTGGTGATCACAGGATTCGCAGGGTCGAAGGTGCCTTCGTTGCCGATGGCGGATTTGATCTGGGTGGGGTCGAAAACAGCGAGATTTTTTACACCCCCTTCATTGACATACAGCGAATCGAAACCGGCTCGCTCAAAATAATCAGTGTTTTCTGCAACATCCTCAATCGCCCCCCAATCCCCTCGTCTAATCGCGGCAATCGCATCCTTAATTTCGCTTCGCGTCATAGGCTCCCGCGATGGGCTTGATCTTGAAAGTATTTTTGGTAATTCCCTTTCCATCTGCGCGATGTGAGCCTTGTTGGTAAAATCAAAAGGGTTTTGTGCTCTGACATAGAGCGGGGCGACATACGGGCTAGCATCGGGATCGCGGCCGCGAATCATTGCGAAGTTATTTGCAGTTGACTTATCAGGGGTTGTAAATATCAGCTTCCTTCCCCCTTTGGTTTGAGTTGGGTCGATGTCTCCGTGCGTCATGCCACGATACTGCACTACTGGCTGGCCTGACTCATCTATAACTTTGCTGCCCGCCATGAACCGCTCAAGGTTTGCTTTTCTCTCTGCTTCGGACAGTTCTTTTAAGGCTTCCGCTGCTTTCTTGCCCGTTCGGGCAGCAGAGGCCGCCGGCACAAAAGGCAATGCACCAAGGGCCGTCAGCCCGTAATTAGCGAGAGTCCTCTCTTCAGGATAGGCGGCGTACATCGCCGCGTCGGCAGCAAGCCCTGCAACATCTCCCGCAACAGGGACGACAGAAAGCGGAATAGACATCCCCGACAACATATCCGCCGCTGTCTGGCCCGCTGTTTTTGTCGGGGCTTGCGGGACAAACGGCTCCATGCCCGCTCTTGCTCGACGGGCATTCATCCGCTCACGCGGAAGATTGCGAGGTGTTTGGGCACCAAGGCCCTCGGCCTCAATGCCTTCAGGCTTTTTTAGGCGATCAAGCATCTCCCTCGCGCTGACCTCGCCCCCCTCGGCAAAGGGCATGGCCCGGAGGTCAATCGGCTGCAGACCCCCCGCAATCTCAGAGTACCCCGTCACGCTGCCCAGCGGAGCAGCAGATCCTTGAGCCGTGGTCCCCGCTGCAGGCGGCTGCGACGAGGCCCACGAACTGAACGCCGACTGGAACGCCGTTGGATCAAACGCGGACCCCGCGCCAAACTCACCCGACCGCAGCCGATTGCGCCACGAGTAGAAGTTGCTCGCGTTCTGCGGCAGCCCCGAGCTGCGGAACGCCCCCAACAATGCCTGATCCTGCGCCGCTCGAGACTGCGCAAACTGCTGCGAGGGCGATACATACGAGAGCAGGGTCGGACTGAGCAAGGACCGCGGACGGCTGGTTACAGAAGGCGGCGTCCAGCTGTACCCGGCGCCCGTGGCAGGACGTAGTTTTGCGGCCGGCGTGTACTCATACGATCCCGGCATGCCGGGGATCGCGGTTCGGGGCGCGCTCTCACGGAACGCCACGTCCAAGGCCGGCTGACCCGGCGCGTAAATATCAGGCTGGGTAGGCAGGGGCTGGTATACGTTGACCGGCGTGTAAGGGACAGGGGGCTGGAAGACAGGAGTCACCGTGCCCGGCACAGCGGGGGTGACAGGCGTGACAGGGGGTTTCTTGACCTCCGGGACCGGGGAAAACAGGATGGTTGGATCAATGCCCGCCGCACGAATGTCAGAGTAGCCCCAGCCCTGCTGGGAAGCGACCTGCTGCATGTACTGCCGCTCCGCGTCCGTTAGGCCGTCCTTCTGCAGGTTCGCCACAAACTGCCGCGCCTGCTCATAAATGGCCGGCGCCCCGCGATTGGCAATCTCATTCGCCAGCGTCGGATTCTGCGCCAAGGTGCTGGTAATAGCCGTCGTGGCCAGCGCATTCACCTGCTTCTGCGCCTCTGCTGTCGGAATCGACAAGGCCCGATTGATCGTGTCCTGCGATATACCGGAATCCAAAAGGTCCTTGATGCCAATGCCCGACTTCACCATGGCGTCATACGCTTCGGCCGCCGTGCCGGGGTTTTGCATGTACTTTTCTGCAGTTGCCTTCACCTGCGCCAGCCACGCCTCTTCATTGCCAACGGCAATCGCTCGCGCACGGCCCGCGGACGCATCTGCCTGCCACGAGGGCACGACGTTCGTGGCTTCGCCCCCATCCGCATACCTGCGAACAGGCAGGGATGCCAACATCTGTTGAGCAGTCAGATTCACAGCGCCCCCTCCTAAACGGGAATTCCTCACCCCATTCTAGCCCTCAATAATACTCGGGAACAACCGGGGCATCCCGGTGGTCGTCCGGCTCATCCATCTGCAGCGATACAAAGTTCCCTGCCCTGAACCGCATCAGCGCCTGCGTCGTCGAGTCCACCATGTCATCGTGGTCCCCCTTCGGAAACGACGCACACTCCTCCACCAGCTCCTCCGCCCAGTCCGTGTCAGGACACCATACCATCCCCGCCTCCAGCATCGGCGCGACCGAGTTCACCCTCGACAGCTTGTCCTGCCCAGCACCACGGCCGCCGGGGGAATACATCGTCACAGGAATCCCCATCCGACGCATCTCCTGCTGCAGGGTCACCCCCGTCGCCTTCGCCTCAATCAACACATTGTCCGGCCGCCAGTACTGATACTGATCCCGCGCAATGCGCTTGAGCTCCGGAAAGTCCCACCGGCCTCGTCGACAGTCCACCAACAGGATCGCGGGCCCAGAGTCGGTGTCAGGGTAAAACACGCCCCACGTCGTGATCACCGAAAAGTCCGCCGTCTCCTTCTTGGAATACGCCGTGTCATAGCTCTGAATGATGTACTCCAGCTGCGGCATGTAACCCCTGTCCCAGACCCGCCACCACTCCCGCTTCAGAATCGCCCCCTCATCCGCGGTCGGCCGCTGCTGGTACATCGCGTTCCACTTCTGAATCGACAGGGACGCCTTCACCGCCTTCAACTCGTCCAACTTCCAGAACGAGGGCCACAGGGGCCGCTCATCCGGGGTGTTCTCGTCAAAGATGGCAGGGAACTCAATCACCTCCCACTTGTCCGCGTTGTGGCTGGTCTGCGCCTTGATCAGGCGCGCCGTCAGGTCTGAGGTGTTCCAGCGCGTCATGACGACCACCACGGATCCTCCGGGCTGCAACCGGGACCGGGGGCCAGAGGTGTACCACTCCCATGCGTTGTCCAAGGCCAACCGCGACAGCGCGTCCTGCTCCGAGTGCGGGTCGTCAATGATCAGGAGATCCGCGCCGCGGCCGGTCATGGCGCCACCCACACCTACCGCGAAGTATTCCCCGCCGTGGTTCGTGTCCCACCGGCCAGCCGCCTTGCTGTCCGCCTGCAGGGCCGAGTCCGGGAACAGGTCCCGATAACGGTCCATCTCCATCAGGTTCCTCACCTTCCGGCCAAACCGAACCGCCAGCTCGCCCGTGTGCGTCGCCTGAATGATCTTGGTCGACGGGCGCTTGCCCATGATGTACGCCGGCAACAGGTAGGACGCAAACTCCGACTTGGTATGACGAGGCGGCATGTTGATGATCAACCGCTTCAACGTCCCGTCCGCTATCCGGTCAAAGGCCGCCGCCATCTTCTTGTGGTGGCTCGACAGGATCGCCTCCGGCCAGACGTACTGCGAAAACGACAGGAAGTCCGCCCGCGCACGGTCCTGCGCCTCAAGCAGCGCGAGCCGAAGCTCAAGGCGGAGGCGCTCGGCCTCAATGTCACTTCTGGGGGATAACGCCATCAAAAGGCCCTTTTGAAAAAATTTTGCAAAAAATTTGTGGGGGTATGCGCTTTCTGAAACAAGGGGGGTGGTTTGGTAAATTGCTCCACGTGAAACATTACCTTCATTTTCGTTTCAGGCCAAATTAATCATGTGAAATCGGGCTAAAGCTCCGCCCGCGCCGATGCGGCCGGGGTCGAGGGGGTGTCGAGCGAGCGAGCGACCGCGGGAGCCGATCGAATCGGTGCCAAGGGACCCGCCCACCGGGGGCCGGGAGCCGTAACCCATTGATCTGCATAGGGTTTCGGGCATCGTGCCCACGTTAACGCGATCGTTAACGTGCTGCCCGGACCATGGACCACGGACCGGGGCGCTTGCACTTTTCACGCGCCCCGACCCCGGATTTTCGCTAAGTCATTGATTTCATTGGGTTTCATATTTCCGGTAATTTCAATTACCGGAAGTATCGCGCCGAGGCCACCAGACCGCGCACCGAGGCGCAGGCGCCGCGGGCGCGGGGAGGGGGGCCTTGCCCGGGGGCCCCTTCCCGGTTGGCCTTGTGGGGCCTCTCCGTGGCTCTGGGAGGGCCTGCCAACAGGGGAGCGCGCTGCACGTAGCTCGGTGGCCGTCGCGGGAGGTCGCATTATATCGATTTGATCAAATTTTGATCAATTTGATCATTTTTTGATCAACTTGATCATTTTTTGATCAACCTGATCATTTTTTGATCAATCTGTTGGCGCAGCGGCCAACAGCTCGGCCATGGCAGGCCAATCCACATCGCGCCAGCGCTCGCGCAGGACGGCGGGCGTGTCGACCCCTGTCTCGGTCAGGGACTGCGCCTGTGCGGCGCGGTAGAGCAGCAGGATGCTGTCTGGGCTGCGTGCAGTGCCCGGTGGCCAGTACTGCACCACGATCCAGCTGGGCATGTGGGCATGCCGGATGTGGAAGGCGATCTGGTGGGGGCTCAGGCGGATCTTGCGGCCACTGGCCACGACCTTGAGCTCTAGCGTCACCCAGCGGCCGCAGGGTAGCGCAGCGAGGCAGTCAGGCATCCCAAGGGCGACGCGGGTCTCCACCCGCATCAGGCTGACGCTAGTCAGCCGATCGCGCAGTGCCTTGTAGAGCGTGCTCTCGTTCTGCGCCACGCTTGATCTCCTCTAGCAGTGACTCTTCGGGCGCCGGCAGCGGCTCTACGACGGTCTCAGGCACGACCTCGATGAGGCCCTGCGGGGGTGGGCCGCCGTACAGCGCCTTGATCTCCTCCAATTTCCGCCGGACCTCGTCGGCGCTCATGCTGTCGATGGTGCCGTGGCGGATCTCCTTGCGGTCGACGTAGATGGTCCCCAGCGCCTGCCCGCGGCGGTACTCAGCCATCACGGCAGCAGAGAAGTTGCCGGCCTCCAACGCCTTGTCGCGGATGATCTGCATGTCGCGCAGGTGCCGCTCGAAGTTGGTGCCGAACTTCTCGGCCATGTCGTGGCGGTACTGTTGGATAGCGGCCACCACGTGTGGACTCGTCTTGGGGTCCGTGAGCACGTGGGCGATCTTATGCGCCTTATCCTCTGGGTATCCTGCCTTGATCGCCGCCTGCCGCAGCGTGTCGCGTCCTTCGCCGTCGACAAGATATTGGACAAAGCGCCACTGCTGCGGGCTGACAGGGGTCGTGTGTGTGCTCAGGGGTCCTACGTCGACAGAAAGCCTCTCTTCGAGGTCTCGCCGCTGGCGGTCGGGTTTGACTGGGGAGCTGTTGAAGAGCTCCCGCATGCGTTTTGACATAAGCAGGCTCGGGGGTCCTGTGGATTTCGAGGCCTAGTATAGGGGGCTGTCTGAAAAAACGGAAAAAAAAACCGAAACACGGGAAAGGGCGCACGTTTTATAACGAATTGATTTTTCATTACATCTGAATAACCACAGAAATAACAAGTGTAGTTCAAAAACCTCAATAAAATCATATACCTTGCGTCGATTACGCCAATTACGCCATTTTTCAAAAAAATCGAAAAAAAAATCGTCATCTGGGAAACCCCCCTATAGAAACCCCGTTTTTCGGCCTTTTTGTCCCCGATCCTTGCACAATCACCCTCCAACCACCCCCTCTGC